AATGGAAGATTATCTTAATATGAGCAATAAGAGTAAAACAAAAAAGTGTAATGCGATAGTAGGATCGACTCTTTCAACATCATACTATCACGGGGATGCTTCTTGCTATGGCGTTCTTTGTAAAATGTCTCAAGAGTATCTTATGAGGTATCCTTTAATTCAGGGGCAAGGATCTCTTGGAACGCAAGAAAATAATGAAATGGTCGCGTCCAGTCGTTACACAGAGGCCAGACCTTCTGCATATGCTGATATTATGATGAACGACTTTAAAAAGAATGTTGTTCCTCTGAAAGAAACGTACAATGGAGAGTTTATGGAACCTGTTGTTCTACCTGCGCTTTTCCCTAATGCGATCTGTAATGGCAGACAAGCGATCGGTATTTCCATGGCACATAATAGTGCACCGCACAATTTAACAGAAGTATGTAATGCAGCAATTGCATTAATCCAAAAAGGAAATTTAACAGTTGATGAAATTCTTACTTATATTCCTGGCCCTGATTTTCCTCTTGGAGGCACTGTTTTAAATAAAAAAGATATTAAAGAAGCATTTGCTACTGGTAAATCCAATGTTTCTTTAAAAATTCAAGGCGATTATGAAATTGATGGCCAAAAAATTATTTTTACAACAATTCCATATAGAACTTATAGAAATAAAATTAAAGAGCAAATTGAAAAAAATATTGATGTATTAAGCGAAATTATTGATGATTTTGATGATAATTCTAATATTGGGCAAAATAGATTAGTATTTTATGTAAAAGACGGCATTTCACCTGCTAAAGCTATTAATAAATTATTCGCTTTAACAGATTTACAAACCACTTTGTCATATAATATGAACTATATTGTTAATGGCACTCCTAAATTATGTTCTATGTTAAACCTATTACAAACTTATATAAATCATCAAGAAAATGTACTTATTAAAGCAACTGAATTTGATAAAGAAAAAGCTGAAGCAAGAGCACATATTTTAAAAGGTTTGATTGCCGCAGTCGATAAGATTGATGAAGTTATTAAATTAATTAAAGAATCTGCGGGAAGAGCTGAAGCTAAAGAAAAGCTAATTAGTTTTTTATCTATTGATGATATTCAAGCAAGCGCAATCTTAGATATGAAGCTTGGTAAACTAACTCGAATTGATAAAGAAGAATTAGTTAATGAATTAACTGAAAAAGAAAAATTTATTGCTTATTGTATTGAAGTTCTAACTAATAAAGAAATTAGAAATCAAGAGTTGATTTCTCGTATTACTAAATTGCGTGATACATATGGTGATGAACGTAGAACGAAAATTATTCAAGCTGAGACTTCAAAAGATGAAGATGAAACTGCATATGTTGAACCTGAAAAGTGCGTTGTTGTAATGACAGAAAGCGGTTTAATTAAGCGTGTGCCGACCGCATCTTTCCGCACTCAGCGTCGCAATGGCAAGGGTGTCCGCACGCAAGATGATATTACATCTATGGTTATCCGCACTAATACAATTGATTCACTAATGGTATTCACTGACCAAGGAAGAATGTATCGTTTACTTGTAAATGATATTCCTGTTGGAAATAATACGGCAAAAGGCCAATCTGTTAAGTCTCTAATTGCAATGGAAACAGATGAAAATCCTACTGTAATTTACTCTATCTATAGAGATACAGATGCTAAATATGTTTTATTTACAACAAAGAATGGTCTTGTCAAGAAAACATCTTTGGATGAATATGTCAAAACTAAGAAAAAGACAGGCATTGCAGCCATTAATATTAAAGATGGTGATGAACTTGTTTCTGTGAATTTGATTAAAGATGAGCCTGTTGTAATTATCACTAAGAACGGTTATGCTATTAAGTTTAATTCTAATGAGATAGGACAAACATCTCGTACCACTTCTGGAGTAAAAGGTATTAACTTAAATGATGATGATAGTGTTATCACTACTTTGGTAGTAAGACATAATAGTGATAATTTAGCAATTATTTCTGAGCAAGGTCTTGGTAAGCAATTTGCTTTAAATGAAATTACTCTCCAGAAGCGAGCAGGTAAGGGATTGATGTGTTATAAACCTTCTACTGCAAGTGGTAATGTAGCTGCGGCAGCTCTTATTTGTGATGAAGATAATATCTTAATTTGTGGGGATAAGAATTCTTTGTGCATTGCCGCTAAAGAGATTCCTACTCTTGGAAGAGCTTCTATTGGGAATCAATTAATCAAGAGTAATAAAGTTAAATCTATTAGCAAAGTATAATCGTAAGGGGAAGTGTTTGTGCTTCCCCTTATTGATTTTTCTAAAAAAATAAAGTATAATATATATATGATTAAAGAAGAAAAGGAAAAAAATCATATGGAAGTCTTAGATAAATTAGTATCTTTAATTGATTATTTGAATGCGCGGACTGCAGAATATGATGAAGGACATCCTACAATTTCTGATAAAGAATATGATGATAAATATTTTGAACTTGTCGCATTAGAGACTAAATTAGGATGTACTTTTAACACTTCTCCAACACAAAAGATTATATATAATACAGTAAATGCTCTTGAAAAGGTTGAACATAGTCATCCTATGCTTTCTCTTGACAAGACTAAAGATATTGAAGATGTAAAATCTTTTGTTGGTAAGAACACTGTCCTTGCCATGTGTAAGATGGATGGTCTTACTTGTTCTTTAACTTATCAAGGTGGAAAATTAGTAAAAGCAGAAACTCGTGGTAATGGAACTATTGGTGAAAATGTATTACATAATGCAAAAGTAATTCCTACGATTCCTAAGTATATTCCGTATAGAGATACATTAGTTATTGATGGAGAAATTATTTGCACTTGGGATGATTTTGCTGATTTTTCTAAAGACTATAAGAATCCTCGTAACTTTGCGGCAGGAAGTATTCGGCTTCTTGAAGCATCAGAGTGCGAAAAACGCAAATTGACTTTTGTCGCTTGGGATGTAATTGAAGGGTTTAATGAACATAATAGTTTATCTGAAAAGTTAAATTATCTTCAGGCTCTCCGTTTTTTAGTGGCACCTTTTATTAAATTTGCAGAAGATGTTGTTAATGAAGTAGTAAATGCTCCTAATATGATTATGTCTTTGGCGCAGATTAAAAAGTATCCCATTGATGGTGTAGTTTTTAAGTTTGATGATATTGAGTATGGAAAATCTCTTGGTTCTACAGCCCATCATTTTAAAAATGCTATTGCTTATAAGTTCTATGATGAAACTTATGAAACTAAGTTAATTGATATAGAATGGACTATGGGAAGAACTGGAATTTTAACTCCAGTAGCAATTTTTGAACCTATTGAAATTGATGGTTCTACTATTGAAAGATCAAGTTTACATAATATTAGTATTATGAGAGAGACTTTAGGTAAATCATATAAAGGCCAAAAAGTATGGGTCTCAAAAAGAAATATGATTATTCCTCAAATTGAATTTGCCGATAAAGAAGAGCCTAATATTTCAGTAGAATACTTTGAAATTCCTCAAATCTGTCCAATTTGCGGCGGTAGTGTTGAAATCCAAGAGTCAGATTCTAGTACAAAAAACCTTGTTTGCGTAAATCCGCAATGTCAAGGAAAACTTATTAATCAACTTGACCATTTTTGTGGAAAAAAAGGATTAGATATTAAAGGTCTTTCTCTTGCAACTTTAGATAAGTTAGTTGATTGGGGCTGGGTTAATAATATTTCTGATATTATGATTCTTTCTAATCATAGGAATGAATGGATTCAGAAGCCTGGCTTTGGAGAAAAATCTGTAGATAAAATTCTTGACGCTATTGAAAATGCAAAAAATCCTACTTTAGATACTTTTATTGCAAGTTTAGGGATTCCTCTCATTGGGAGAACTGTGTCTAAAGAGTTGATTAAGCATATTGATAGTTATGAAGACTTTGTCCAAAAGGCGCAAGAAAAATTTGATTTTTCTGCATATGATGGATTTGCGGAAAGTAAAACAAATGCTATTTGGGAATTTGATTTTACAGAAGCTAATAAAGTTTATCAATATCTTTCTATTGGAACAGTAGTTACCAACACAGAGCAATCAAATAATTGTAAGGATTTAAAGATTGTAATTACTGGGAAACTCCAACAATTTAAAAACCGAGATGCTTTAAAAAAGGTACATTGAAGAGCGTGGAGGCAAGGTAGTAGATTCTGTTAGCAAGAATACAACTTATTTAATTAATAATGATGTAAATTCTACTTCGTCCAAGAATCAAACTGCTAAAAAACTGGGAATTCCGATTCTCACAGAACAAGAATTTGTTGAAAAATTTTCTTAAAATTCTTGACTTATAAAAATTTTTTTGATATAATATACTTGTAAATAAGGAAGAGAAAAAAATTCTATGAAAAGAAAAGAGTTAAAGAATTTGGCCTAGCGTATTGCAAAGCTTGAAATGATTGTTCAAACTAGCAACGATACAAAGGCTATATCCAAGGCTCAAGAAGACATTATGGAATTGTCTGGCCATGTTCATGCAATTGAAGATATGATTCTTGTTGATGAAATGGTTCAAGAAATTTTAGAAAAAAATTCTTGACTTAAAAAGAATTTTTTGATATAATATTTACATAAGCTAAAAAGCAAATAAATAATTATTAAATATAAAAAAGGAGAAATTTTACAATGGCTATGAAGCAAAACAGTAAGCTCGTACTTAATTATCTGAAGGAAGTTAATGGTTCTAATGTGACTGCAGCAGATGTCGCTGAGGCTCTGGGTCTTGAGAAGCGTTCTGTTGATGGTATTTTCACCTCTGCTATTCAGCGTAAGGGTCTGGGTGTGCGTACTCCCGCTGAGATTGAGCTGGAGGATGGTACACATAAGGCAGTGAAATTCTTGTCTCTGACTCCCGCAGGTCTGGCTTTTGATCCCGATGCGGCTGATGCTGAGTAATTTTTAACATAAATTTAAAAGGGAGTAGAATAATTTAATTCTACTCCCTTTTACCTTCTAAGGAGAAAAAATTGATTGGAATAATTTGTCTGTTGATTGGACTTATAATAGGCGCGATTGTTGTATATACAATTCAACAGCCAAAGGTGAAAACAACTTAGAAACTTGATACAGAGATAATAAAATAGAATCAAGCTTTATAGGTTGAATTAGCGTCTTTAAGTACTAAAAAAGAAGAAGTCCAATCAAGCATTTAGTCTTTAAAAGAACAAGCAAATACTGCTGCTGAAGAATTTAATAAAAATGCAAAAGAACTTGCAGAAGAAAAATTTAAAAAACAAATTGCTTCTATGGATAAAGCTTGCGAAATTCATTAGAGAGAATGCAATTCTCAATATTTGGAAATTTTGGAAGATTTAGCCAGCAGCACCCAAAAGTAGATTCAATCTTATAAAGATTCAGTTATAAATTATGAAACTACTATAAAATAGCTTGAATCAAAAATTAAAGACCAAGAAGCTATTATGTCTGCGGCAGTCGCTGTAAATATACGAGCCGCAGAAATGGATAATAAACAAGATTTTTACCGTTTAAATCTTTCTTCTGAAGATATAAGTGAAATTAAACGATTAAGAGAAGTAACTCCTTATTTAAGAAATAGTGAACCTCTTAATAAAGTAATCTGGAAAACTTATTATGAAAAAGCTTATACTGATTTAATTGGACGAGTTGTTGGCTCTGGAGTCCATACTGGTATTTATAAGATAACCAATATTGAAAATAAGATGTGTTATGTCGGATAGAGTGTGGATATCGCCGAACGGTGGAAGCAGCACATTAAGCGTGGTATTGGCGCAGAAGCCCCAACTCGCAATAAGTTGTATCCAGCTATGCTTGCTGTTGGAGTTGAAAATTTTACTTTTGAAATTATTGAAGAATGTGATCGCTCTTTATTAAATGAAAGAGAGCAATACTGGACTAGCTTTTTAAAAGCCAAAGAGTTCGGATATAGTATGAGAAGTGGTTAAAAATGCCGAAATTAAAAGATTTAACAGGATAGAGTTTTGGAAGATTAGTAGTATTATATCAAGCTGATTCTAAAAATAAACGAGTTTATTGGCATTGCCGGTGTTCTTGTGGAAGAGAAATTGATATACGAGCTGATAGTTTAACTAGCGGTAATACTGTTAGTTGCGGTTGCTATCTTAAAGAGACAGCCTCAAGATTAGGGAAAAAATTAAAATTAGATTTAACAGGACAAAGGTTTAATAGATTAATAGTATTAGAAGAAGATTTTTCAAAAAAACGAGTTGCTTGGAAGTGTTAGTGTGATTGTGGGAATACAACGATAGTTACATCTGATGCTTTAAGAGGCGGTACAACTTAGAGTTGTGGATGCCTTTAGAGAGAAAGAGCTATTGAGGCAAATAAAAAAGAAATTCATACTCCACGAATAAATATTATCAATAAACGTTTTGGTAAATTAACTGTTATTGAAATCTATAAATATCAAGATAATGATATGTTTTATAAATGTAGGTGTGATTGTGGTAATATAGCAATAGTTAGTGGCACACATCTTAGAAGTGGTCATACTTTATCATGTGGTTGTATAAAAAGTTCTTATTACGCTTCTTTAATAGGTAATATTTTAGAAGAATTAAACATCCCATATGAGAAAGAACGTACTTTTAAAACCTGCATAAATCCAAAAACTAATAATAAATTAAGATTTGATTTCTATATAGATAATAAAATTTTATTAGAATATGATGGTATTTAGCATTTCAAAGATTCACCAATATTAAAAGAATATTAGTATAGAGATAATATAAAAAATGAATGGTGTAAGCAAGAAGGAATTCCTTTAATAAGAATTTCTTATAAAGAAAATAAAAATATCAATATAGATTATATAAAAAGTATTCTTAAAGAATACGGATATAGTATAAAATAAAGGAGAATACTATATGTATAGAATCATCGATAGTCGAGCTTCTGGAAAGACAAGTAGATTAATGCTTCTTGCAAAAGAGAGTAATTCTATTATTGCGTGTAGTAACCCATATGCAATGGAAACTAAGGCTCATGCGTATGGTGTTACAGGTATTAATTTTATTTCTTATGAAGATTATACTGCACATAATTATCCAAAAGATAGCTCAGTACTTGTAGATGAATTAGAATGTTATGTACGTTCTTTAGGAAATAATTTAAATGGATATACATTGAGTAATGAGGATTGAGAAAATGGTATTTAATAATGTAAGAGTATATAATTTTGAGCATTCGATATACGGTATGCGCAATCCAAAGAATAGCTGGGATTTGTCTGATAGCACTTTTGGATTGTGCCAATATGATTTTATTCCTGGGATTATTGAAGATATGTGGTCTGCATATAATGATAATACTCCTATGACCGATGAAGATTATTTGGAATATGAACAAAATGTACTTATTCATAATGATGAAGATATTTGGGAATTTGCGGCTATTGGGCCAAAAGATATGAAGCTTGCGCAAACTCTTATTAAGTCTGGCCCTGAACATCGTAAGTTTTTACGCCAGATTTTTGTCACTGTTGATATTACTGCACCGATTTACTGGTATTAAGAGAAATTCTTTCTGCCAATGAAATGCTTTTCCTATTAACTGATAGGGGTTATCTATTTAGATAGCTAACGGGGAACCACCCATTGGAATCCCGTGGGACTCTTTGTTTAAAAAACAAAGGGCCTGTAGAGACTATTCCCTAGGCCTTCTGGGCGGGGAAGTAGGGCTGTTATTAGTACACAGCAAGATTTTAGGAAACGAAGTCTTTGAAAACCGAAATGGCATCCTTCTATAATAATAGGAGTAAAAGATAGTCCACAAATGGGAAAGAATTTGACACCTACAAGATCGGGACAACTGCCAACAGCACCTCCACGATGCACAAGCTAAGTAGCAAGCCTATCACTATTGATTGCTTTGAAACAGATGATTATGATAAAACTTTAGATATGATTGATGATTGTCAACTTGGAACTAGAGTTAATTGTTTTATTAATGACCTTGAGCAGCTTCGTCAAAAATATTTAATGTTAAAAGATGAGGATCCTGTTAAAGCTAAAAAATATTGGAAAGAACTTGTGCGTTGGCTCCCTGAGAGCTGGCTCCAAACTCGTACAGTTACTATGAATTATGAAAATCTTTTGGCTATTTGTTCCAAGAGTCAGCGTAGATTTCATAAATTAACTGAGTGGTCTGGTACAGGAGATACCCAAAGTTTTATTAAATTTGCTCGCACTTTACCGTATGCCAAGCAATTTATTTTTATTGATGAAGAGTGAAGCAAGTGTATATGAAGTATAATATTGATTTTTTTAATTAAAAATAGTATAATATATATATAAGGTAAAGAAAGCGAGTAATAAAAAATGACAAAAAAGCAGAAATTTATTGAAACACTTGATAATAATTTTTTTTCACAGATTGATGTAAATGATATTGACCCTGACGTTCTCGCTTATTGGGAAGCTTTTAAAGGTGTTGGAGAAACGGCAAAACCTATGTTTACAGATAATGGAAAGCTGATTCTTCAGTATATGCAAGATAATCAAGATACTCCTATGTGGAAGGCTAGAGATATTGGAGAGGGTCTATTTATTTCTTCTCGCGGTGTTTCTGGTGCAATGCGCAAGCTAGTCACTGATGGTTATGTTGAGAAGATCGGGAAAGACCCGACAGTTTATGCGTTGACAGATAGTGGAAAAACTGTAGAAATTGTTTAAATTATTTATTTTAAAGGAGATTATTTATTTATGTCTAAGAATTTTATTAATCGTAGTCATATCGAAGGCGTCCTGTATGAGCATGATCTGGCTCTGAAGACTTCTGGCCCTAATTCTAAGAATCCTGGCACTGAATTTATTTCTGGTACTATTAGTATTGCTACTGATAATGCTGGTATTAATATTGTTCCTGTTCATTTTACTTATGTAACTGCAACTACCTCCAAGGGTGCAACAAATGCAACATTTACCACCTTGAAGAATATTATTGATGGTGTTATCGGTACTAAGATGAAGGATGGTGCTGAGAAGGCTGGTAAGGTTCGTGTTGATTCTGCTCTTGGTTTGAATGAGTTCTATTCTGACCGTAATGGTAAGGAAGAGCTGGTTAGCGCTAAGCGCAATGAAGGTGGTTTTGTCCACACTTGTGATGCTCTCGCAGAGGATGAAAAGACTCGCAATACTTTTGAGTGTGATATGCTAATTACTGGTGTCACTCATATTGATGCAGATGAAGAGCGTGAAACTCCTGAGAAGGCTATTGTTAAGGGGGCAATCTTTGATTTCCGCAAGTCTCTGCTTCCTATTGAGTTTTCTGCCATTAATCCTAATGCTATTAATTATTTTGAAGATCTCGGAGCAACTTCTGCTGAGCCTGTTCTGACTAAGGTTTGGGGTCGTCAGATTTCTGAGACTATTGTTCGCAAGATTACTGAAGAGTCTGCTTTTGGAGAAGCTTCTGTGCGTGAAGTGCGTAATACTCGTCGTGATTTTGTTATTACTGGTGCAGCTAAGGATCCTTATGTGTGGGATGACGAGTCTACTATGACTACGGCTGAGTTGAAGGAAGCTATTGCAAATCGTGAAGTTTATCTGGCAGGTGTTAAGCAGCGTCAGGATGAGTATAAGGCTTCTAAGCAGGGTGGAGTCGCTTCTGCTCCTGCCCAGGGTGGATTTAATTTCTAATTAACTACTAAGAGATAGCATAATAAAATTTTATTTTATTATGCTATCTCATTCGCAGAAACATAAATAAAGAACGGAGAAAAATATAATGGCGATTAATTTAAAAGGTATTCAACCTCATAAAGTTAGTAGAGATTTAAGTGGATATATTACTTATATTTATGGTGCTGAGAAAAGTGGTAAGACGACTTTCGCATCTCAAATGCCAGCCCCTCTGATTCTAGCATTCGAGAAGGGATACAACGCACTGCCTGGCGTAATGGCCCAGGACGTTACTACCTGGGGCGAAATGAAGCAAGTTCTTCGCCAGCTAAAAGACGAAGATGTTAAGTCAATGTTTAAATCGGTGATTATTGACACTATTGATATTGCGGGTGGGCTCTGTGAGCGGTATGTCTGTTCTCAAGCAGGAGTTGATGCTATTGGCGATATCCCTTATGGTCAAGGCTGGACGCGTGTAAAAAAGGAATTTGAAGATACTTGCCGTGCTATTACTCAGTTGGGATATGCTTTGGTTTTTATCTCTCATTCTAAGGATAAAACTTTTAAAGCAAAGAATGGCATTGAATATAATCAAATCGTTCCTACTTGTCCCACTTCTTTTAACAATATTGCTAAAGATATGGCTGATTTATATATGTATGCTGAAAAATATACAGGTGAAAATGGTGAAGGTAAAGTTCGTTTGGTAATGCGCTCTCCTGACAATAGCGCAGAAACTGGTTGCCGTTTTAAGTATATTAAGCCCATTATTGAAGATTTTAATTATGATAATGTTGTTCAAGCTTTGAATGAAGCTATTGATAAAGAAGCTGCTCTTAATGGTGGTAAGTATATTACAGATGCACGTGAAAGCATTGTTACTAAAGCAGAATATGATTATGATGCTTTGATGAATGAGTTCCAAGAGCTTGTTGGAGCTCTAATGAACAAAAATCCTTCTTATTACAGTCCTCGTATTACTCAGATTGTTGATAAGTATTTGGGTAAGGGTAGAAAAATTTCTGATGCAACAATTGACCAAGCTGAATTAGTCAGTCTGGTAGTTACTGAAATTAAAGATGAACTTCTCGCAACTGAGAAGTAATATAAAAATCAAGTCGAGGTTAATCGCCTCGACTTGATTTTTATATAAAAATATAGTATAATATTTATATAAGAAATGAGAAAGGAGGGTAATATGGCTCACGTTGTAACTTGTACTTATTGTAAAAATAAATTTGATAGAGATAAGCAAAAATATTGTATTGATACAAGGACTAAAGCAAAACGTTATTTACATTTAGATTGTGCAAGACAATTATCTGAAGAATTAGGATTACCCTCTCCAGAAGTAGTAAACCCTTTA